AGAGAAGTAATTCTTGAAGTATACAACTGGGGATTACAGTCAGGTTCACGTCTTAAAATTAAAGAAGCAGCATGAAAACAGAAACCATTATGCCAAGGTTTAAGTCATACCGACCATTTAAACCAGATTGGAAGTATGAGAAGAAGTGTTGTAATAAGTGTGATAGAGAGTATCTCACGGATAATATAATGGCTGTCAAAAGAGGTAGCTATAATTTTACTTGGTTTTGCATTAGATGTTACAATTTATTGCAAAAATCATAGGTATTCTATGCCTATGTGGGACGATACTGGCGAGTGTGTATATTTTGATATATTATTCGCCGTATCAAACTTTTATGCGTGATTGTGTAAGAGGTGAGATGGGTGATTTCAGTAATGAGTACTGCACCTGGAAATACGACAAAGTAATGTTGTGTAAAAAGGAGAATGTATGTTTGATGTATGGCATCTTACAGCCATCGTAATTGTTTTTGCACTAGGATTCTTTTTTGGAAGATTATCCATGCGAACTAAATACGAGGCAAAAGTAGAAGAATTAGAAAATAGAAAGGAAAGTGTAGAATGGGCCGCAAGACACCACTGAAAGAACGATTACTACGAGAGTATGCGCGTTTATCAAAGATAGCGCTTCGCGAACCACGGAACGGGAAAGAAGTATTTAACCGTATACGTTGGGAAAAAATTAGAAATATATTATGGAGGCGATATGATTATATGCAGTCATTGTAAAGGAAACGGATATGTTAAAATTAGATTCGAGGCAGAACAAGCCATTGAGCAGTGTAAGGTTTGTCACTCACAAGGGGAAATCAATGAAAATAAGTATTACCACCAAACGTGGACAGAGGGCACTGAAGATTCCATCGCGATCTACTATGGACCGCCCTTGGACCCCGAATCATTCAAAAACTACACGATTTCGGGAGAGTAAACCTGTGATAGAGTTTAAGGGCGAACCGCCCTTTTAGAGTTGGGATAGAGGAATATTCCAGTGGTTCAGTGTAGATCACGGCAAAAGCTTGGAGATGGTTCGGGTCCTTTATTCCCAATGTTATTTAGCATTAGCCCGTTAAATCATCAATACACTTGACTTCGCAGGGGGAGTGTTGTGACTCCCCCACATTTTGTTGCATTAGATCCCATTTTCAATTATAATTACTACGATAATTGTTTATTTAGCCCCTGCACCAGTATCGCTGGGTGGGGGCTGAAACAGGTGTTTATGAGTGACCAAGAGATATTAAAGCAGAGAGACTTATTGGACGCGATCCTCGCATCACGGACCACGAGTCAATATGAAAGACTAGAGTCTATGAAAGTCATGGATTCAATATACTTCAAAGAAAATTTACCCGAGAATGTGGTTTTATTTCCGTTACAAAGGATAAAAAGGTATGTACACACGACTACCAGAAAGCCCAGTAAGAAAAGTTTATAAGTGTCGCCATTGTGGTGATGTTAACGTAAAATTTTACAATCCTAAACACGATAGAGCGTATACTGCAGCCGAATGGGAGATTATCATGACTGATGGACGTGAAGCTTTAGAAAAAGCATTGAGAGTAGTTAGTCAAGATCCAAAGATGTTTGCATAAACGTCGTTCTCTATAGATGTTTCTACCATTTTATTTTTTAAATTATTTTTTTAGTAAAGTACAAGTTACAAGGTAACAAGGTTACAAGTAGCAGAATACTTACCTTTTTTTGTAACTTCTTGTAACTTACAATTATTTACAAGTTACAAACTATCTATATTTTACGAAAAAAACTCGCATTTCTCGGAAATATTTAGTAATATAAAATTAATTTGAAGAAAACATCTATTGTAAAGGTGCATTATGGAAGAAGAAAATAAAGATATATTCATACCTGAACCATTGTCAGAAGCGTTGTTTCACCCAAAGATAACACAAAAACAAAGAAAGTTTATTCTTTTACTTGTTCATTCAGAGGGTTTGAAGTCTGCATCGCAGTGTGCAATAGAAGCTGGATATAGCAAAAAGAGTGCCACTGAGCTGGCATCCAGGTTGCAGAACCCTGAGCTGTATCCTATTGTTGCAAAAGCTATTGATTCAGAGATTAGAGCAAATGTTGACAGGTATAGGTGCACACAAGAAAGATCATTGTCTACATTAGCTAGAATAAGAGACCAGGCGTCTGCTTCAGGTAATTGGAACGCTGCCGTAGCTGCAGAAACCAGGAGAGGACAGATAGCTGGGTTGTATGTTGACAAGAAAGAAATTCTTACAGGTACAATCGACTCGATGTCGAGAGAAGAGGTAGAGAAGAAGCTACAGGATTTGAAGGAACAGTACAGTATTGAAACTACCTTTGAAGAAGTTAAAGAATTAGAAAATAAAGCTTGATTATAGAATAGAATGGGACTATAGAGTTCTAAAAAGGAGAAAGTATGTTAGCAATAATTAGACCAGACTTGTATGAGTATACTACATTACCTATGACCGACGAATTGTTCTGGCGTAGGATAGAGAACTTGAGGCGTGCAGCACTGACTGCTGAGAGCTTTGAGTTTAGGTTGTTGTATTATAATCAAATGATGGAACTGATGAAGAGGTGTCCATGAGAACTAATAGAGATTTTGACAGGAGTATAGTTGTTGATTGTTATGGTCAACACCCAGAAAAATATGGTCGTACTTTTTGGATAGGTTTTCTTATGCTTGGTGGTTACAAGATAATTGTTCTTTTAATATTATTGTTTGCTTGGTTGATACTTTGGTAAAGCCAGAATCAAAATTATGGCACTCCATTAAAAAGAATTTACCAGATATTTTTTGGACTCGTATTGAGAGTTGGGCACTACCTGGTGTCCCAGACTGCTATGGTTGTAAAGATGGTGTAATGTTCTGGTTGGAACTTAAAACGTCAACAAAAGTCAACAAAGCAAAGTTAAGCCCCTTTCAAAAATCGTGGCATTTTAGCCATGCAAGACAAGGAGGAAGAAGTTTCATTATGCATCAGACCCTCGAACAGAGGCTGATGTGTCTTTTCCCAAGCTCCATTGTCATCTCCATTGACGCATTGTCCCCCGACCATGCTAGTCATGTATGGCACCTGCCGCTGGCAGCGCGCGCCTGGAAGCAGGTGGAACGGGAGCTTCTCCATTCTCCATTACCTCCGTTTTCCGCCAATATTAAGTAGTTATAGTCCAGCGTCCCCCGCAGCGGAACCTGCTGGCACGCCAGTCTGCATCTCCATTACCGCAGAAACCCTAGCCTTTCTCTACCATCTGAGTACCTGAAGCTGCAGCTGCAGCCAGGAAGCTGAGCTGGTAGCTGGTCGTATGCATCTCCATTCCATTGGCAGAGGCCAGTTACCTGTGGTACTATAGTAGTAGTTTCTCGCAGCGGGATCCTGAAGCTGAAGCTGGTAGCTGTCGTACTCATCTCCATTCCCCATCGGCGACCAACGTAGCTTTGGTAAGTATAGTAGTAACAGGACTGGCGTCACCAGCTCTGGCTGAAGTGCGTGTGGAAATAAAATGTAATTAGCTCTTGACTATCTAAAAAGATGGGACTATATACATACCTGTGGCTACCGAATCCGTTTGGAAGTTTCATGAACGGCCACACGAGTCAGGAGCTGAGGAGAACCCACGGGCTTCCGTAAGCAACACGTTGCCGATTCATTATCGGCTAAGATTGCCAGAAGCCCTGACTCACCTACATTAGAAAGGAACAAGATGACAGAGACTGTAACAGTAATAAAGAAAGAACCTACCTGCGCTGAGCTGGTGAAGCAGGAGTGGATTGATAGACAGGAAGACCTGAAGAACCCTGAGTACGAGGCGCTAGCCTTTGACTACGTAGAACCGCATACGTGGGACAACCAACCAGAAGGGTACTGGCGTTGGCAGTTTAGTTGGGGCGGGCCGAGCGACGAGCTTCGCGGGTACGTTAACGAGCACAAGGAACTACATCGCTTAGAATACTGGTACCTGGACTGGGGCGACGGTGCGCATGTGCAGGTGGACCAGGACGCTGCAGCGTGGACTCAGATGCAGGAGATGATTGGCTGATGCATTACGTCTGG